TTAAAATATCCGTTTACAACTTTTTCTAATTTTTCCATTACATCTTCTGTGAAGTATTTTTCTGGATTGTTATTAATAGTTTTACCAAACTCAGTTTTGCCTGTAGGTAATAACACTCTAGTAGATTGTTTCTCAAAAACACCACTATCTAATGCAAGATCAAGTAGACCATAATATCTATCAAGACCTTTATCATATGTTAATCTTACATCTACGATTCTGTTTTCAACAGTCAATCTAGATTTTGCATTCTTACAGTGTATGATATTACCGATTACTTCTGTTCCTTCTTTTTCTTTTTTCTTAGAAAGATATATGATTGATGAAGCGGCATATTTCAGACCAGAACCACCACCCATTTCTTTTGTAGGGAACATAGAACCAATAACATCGTATGTGTGATTAGTCACTATCATAGGGACTTTTGCACGACCGAGTTTTAAAGTTAAAACTCTGAATGCACCTTTGACAATCTGAGCACGAGTCATGTCTCTTGTTTCTTTACCAGCCGCTGTGTCTTCGATTTCTTTTGTAGTTGATAACATACCAAGTGAATCTAAACAAAACATCATTGGTGGTCTTTCTGACTCGTCTGTTTCAAGATATTTGTCGAGAATTGATATTGATTGTTGTCTGAACTCTTGAACAGTGACAACAGGAACAATAATCATTCTGTTTGAATCGATGCCTCTCTCTTCAATCATCTCTTTAGTGATTGCAGATTCAGACTCGAAATAGATTACAGCAGATTCAGGATTATCTTCTAAGAACTGTTTACACATTCCTAATGCAAAGAATGTTTTACCAGTTGCAGATTCACCTGCGATTGCTGTGATTTTGTTTGCTGGAAGTCCACCATAAAGTGAACCAGATAATAAGGCGTTGAATATATAACTCCCTGTATCAACAAAGGAATCTACATCACCAGCGGATACGCCTTCTGCAACGATATTAGCATACTCGTTGCCAGATGCTTTTACTAAATCTTTAATAAATGACATAAATCACACCTCTCATAATTTAATTTATGTATACAGTATATCAATCTTTTGATATTTTGTCTAGACGATTTTCAAAATCATTTTTCTTTGCTTGATCGCAAAGTTTGTCCTCAAATCTATACCTCTCTTCTAACATTTTTAATATCATGGTGACTTGTGATTCTAGATGAATAACAAAACCACAAATCACTGCAATCATAAACATATAGAATATGTCCATTATTGATATTGTCATAGATTTAACTCTTGTTGTGTTTCTAAGACTACTACGCCTTGTTCAATTAATATTTCTCTGTTTGCAAGATGACCTTTTTCAATCTCTTCTTTATTTCCACCTGTGTATGGAACTGCGTGGTGGTCGTTCACCATTTGTTGATTGATAGAGACTTCATTACCTGCGTGAAATAACTCACCTAATATTCTGCCAAATTTTCCTTTATCATGAGAAACTAATTCTATATCAAATGGTCTCTCTAGTATTTCTTTTAGATGTGCCTTTGATGCTTTACCAAATTTCTTTTCTACTAGGTCACGAGTTCTAGATTCGGGAGTATCGATCCCCAACATTCTTACTCTTTGTTTTTTATAAGTCATGCCGAATCCAAGATCGATATCTACATCTACTGTATCTCCATCCACAACTTTTACTACTGAAACTTTATATCTATACATATTGATTATGTTGCCTATGCTCCTTCTTTTTCTCCCAATCTTCTATTGCCTTCTTGATAGAATCTTCTGCAAGAACTGAACAATGTAATTTGATTGGTGGCAATTCAAGCGCTTCTGCGATTTCTTTATCTTTAACTTGTTTTGCCTCTTCGATTGTTTTACCTTTAAGCATATCAACAAACAATGTAGAAGAAGCGATTGCAGAACCACAACCATATGTTTTAAACTTGACATCAACAATTCTCTCATCGTCATCAAGTTTAATTTGCAACTTCATGACATCACCACATGCAGGTGCACCTGTCATTCCTGTTGCGACCATTGGGTCTTTAGGGTCAAATCTTCCTACAGAATGTGCCTGAGGATTATTTAAGACACTTTCGAATCTATCTACTACTTTTTTACTATATGCCATACTCTTATTTATGCAAAGAAAGAATCGAGACTCGCATTACCAAACTTATCTTCTATCTTATTTACATTTCTACTATTGAACTCTTGAAAATCTTTGTTGTATATGAATGGTATCTCACTTACTGTAGACCATTCTTTTTCACCTGGTGCCATAACTTTCCATTCTAAGTTGTCATCTTTCGGATAGTTTATATTCCAGTCTACTGTAGAGTTAGAGAGATACTCTCTATCGTCTTTGTTTATGGGGTAAATATATTTGTATTGTTTGCCCTTAACTCTTTTCAAGTTCAAGTCTATTCTTTGTTCATAGTTTGGTCTATGACCATATTTTTTACCATCTGTATTAGGTAAAAGACCTTGCATAGTTCTAGGGTGGACTTTCTCGCCATTCTCTGTCACATATAAATCTGTCTCAGAAAAACCACCATATAAAAAGTTTGCAGACTGATATACATAACCAACTTTACCTACGATGCCGTCTGCCCATGTAAATAGATATTTGATTCTTAGATGTTGTCTAATCCATTTAATTACTAATGATAACATCTGACTCTCTGAATTTTTAGGCATATCGTCTGTCATTGCCATCTTACCTATCTCAAAGTAATCAGCAGATGTTAGTTCTGGAAATAAAACTTGTATTGTATGTTTAGGTCTAGTTCCCCACCCTAATGATAATACACCTACTAATTCTTCGTTTACATAACAACCTAACCAGTGTTTCGTGAGTTTTGGTATTATTGGTGAGTAATGCCACTTCTGTAAAAATAAAGTTGCAACTCTATAGTCAACTTCTTTTATTATCATGAGAAGAAACTATCAAGTGATGCAACAGGTTCAACATTCCAGTTAATCAATTGAACTATTGCTTTTAGTGGTTCAACAAACGATTTATCAAACTGCATGTCGTAGTCAACAAATCTATGCAAGTCAAACTCTTTTGGTAATACTGATGTGAATGAAATCACATTCTCGTTGATAGGATTAGGTGTTGTAAGATATGTAAAGTGTATCTTCTCGCCGTTTTTGATTGTTTCATATCTCATGTCTAAACTTTTTTCTCTGAGATGATGATTGTATAACAAGGCACCTCGAACATGTATTGGTGTGCCTTTAGAATAAATTGTTGTAGGGTCTTGATACTGAACTAGACCTCTACAACCTCTAGGAAAACTGGCATCTTCGACAGGCAGATTACGAAACTCTTTTCGTGCAGTCTCTACGAACTGCCAGAGTTCTTGTTCGTTGCCTGTCATCACAACATTAAGTGCCTCTTCTAGTTTCTTTCTAACCCACAATGGCGTTGATGACTTTGCAGTTTCTATACCCATCATTTTGAGTTTAGGTGTAGTGAGTCTTACGCCCTCATTGTCATGAACATTTAAGATATATCTTTTCTTGGCAGTCCAGATACCTCTGTCTGCAATGACTTCACGACCCATTTCCATTTTCTGTTCGAATGCATTTGTGTAATCTGCAAGATCAACAAAACCTTTTTCTAACACATCTTCTATTTGAACTTCTGCCTTAGATAAGAAATCAATCACCTTTTCTTTTGGTGCATCTGGTAATACTTGTTGCACTAATTTGTCCATAGTAATATAGATTGAATCTGTATCGATTGCGATTACATAATCTTCGTTCTCTGTTTTAAGAACATTGTTAAGATATTCGTTTACAATTTTCTCTGCCCAACGAATCGCAAGTTGACCTGATAAAGTGATTGCCTCTGCCATATCGATAGAGAAGAATGCGAAGTATTGATTCGCCATCGCACCATAGGCTGAGTTCAGTGCAATCTTTCTAACTTGTTGATTGTTGTATGCCCTTTTAATTAATGTGTCGAGTTCTTTTCTTCTAGGGTGTCTGATATGAGTTTGTTCTTTTTCTTTTTGATACTCAATCATTTTCTTTTTCCATTTCTTTCTTTCTTCATAGAAAGTTTCCATGAGTTCAGGAAACATGCCTTGTTTATCACGAGAGAAAAGAACACCGTTTGGTGCAACTGCCGTGTTTGTCTGTTTACAATAAGACAAGTCGCATTCTTTGTTTAACATTCTATCTACAGTCACATCTTGACGATTGCCTTTGACCATTTTCTCAGGCGAAATATTATACTGCATTATCAAATGTGGATATAGAGAGTTCAAGTCGAACGACATCACCCAATTATGACCACCTACAATAGGTTCTTTTACATAGGCACCCACAATAGGTTTGTTCTTATCGTTGCCTGTTTTAAGTCTTTGTGGTGGTGTTTGTATGTTTTG